CTGACCAGGCTAACCGATAGCTCCATCTGTTCCTTTAGCCTGGAGGCAAGGATGCCTATCTCGTACAGCTTCTTGTCATCCTTCTTCTTCTTGTCCAGGAGCAAGTTGATTAGGCCATTGTTCCAGCCTTTAAGATAGTCTGGGTTGATTTGCCAGAGTTCTTCTGTGAATATGTCTCTGGCAGCCACTGCCCTCTGGAATGGCACATTGACCTCTGCCGAGAACTTAAAGTAATTGACTCCACCCGAGGTGAATGCAAACTCAATCTGATCCCACCTCTCCTTTGGGGCTACACCCCTGTAAAGTATTCTGCCTGCTTGTTCCTGTACAGGAGCTTCTTCTGCCACTTGTTGAGCAGGAGCAGCATCATGTGATTTGCGCCTAAATAAATTGAGCATAAAAGGAATGGATAGTCAAAGTATAGCCAGCTGATGGCAAGGAACTGCCATGCACCGGAGCAGATTGGGCATTCACCCAGCGGTTTGGCTAAGTAGGTCGGTAGCCTTTGGATTTGGGAGAGGTAGAACTGCCCAAGTGGGTGATCCTCCAACAGGTAGTCCAGAAACAATGAGAAGGATGCGCTGAGTGCAGCTATCAGCAGCAACATCAGCAGGCTCGGCATCGTTAGGTAATTCGATAAGGCAGCAGCCTCTGCGCCTGCCACCGCAACTTGCGTCAATGTCATAGTTTGGTTTATTCATTTGTGAAAACATTTACAATTATAGTCTGTTCTTCCAGATTGGTTAGAACCTGAACAAAGTCAAGGCAGATGCTATCGTACTGCTTGCCATCAATAGCTGTAAACAGCACTTGCTCATTGGTCAATGGATTGGTGAAGTAGAGCTTGTACTGACCTCCCCAGGGATTTAAGAAGTTGGCAAAGTCTCCAGCAATTTCAGGCTGAACCATGCCCTCATCAATGGGCAGGAGCTGCTGCATGTTGACATTAACTCCGGGCTTATTGATGTTGACCGTGATGTACTCATCGGTATAGTCTAATGGCACATGAATGAATAATGCAGAAGGGCAGCTCGGATAAGGAGTGCAGATAGGGTAGCATTTATTGCAGCATAGTGCCATACTTTTCCAGATTAAAGTTGCTTGTGATCTCGGCAAAGTTAGAGAAAATAAAATAGCGGAAGGCATCAAGGGCATGGCTCTTGTCCGGGTTCTTGTTCTTCCACTGTTCAAGGCTTCCCTGCCGGTCTACCTTGGCCTCCTTTAGGTCAGTGACTAACTCATCACATCTCTTGCCACTTATCTGCACCTTGGCCTTCTGGAATACTAGGATAGTCACCAGCCTGCTTGCTATGTGGCTTGGATTGGAGCGAGGCACTTGCAGTTGGAGGTCTGAGATGCCAAGGTAATTCTTGATGAGTGAGTAGGCAGAGATGTTGTCCTGAGTGAAGGCATTCCTGCTTGCACCAGAGGCATCACCATTGATGATGTAGGTCATGTCTGGAAACTCCTGCCGGATGGTCTGGCAGAGTGCTGCAAGGTCTCCGATGCGATAGACCTTGATGATGTTGATGGTGGCATAGAACATGCCTTCCTCGCTGTTCTTGATGTATTGGCTGACCACGCAAGTGTTGGTGACATTGAAGTCAAAGCTGAGGTACAGGTTATGCACCGGAGAGGCTTTGATGTAGCCATCATATACATGTTTAGAGTATTCGAAGCTGGTGGCAAAGAGGCTTTCCCTATCCCAGATGCCCCACTGACCAAGGGCATAGACTTCGTAGTAGGTTTGACTTACCTGCCGGAGTGCCTCCATCCTGGTGACATACTCATCATCGAGGAAGTTGAGAGCATCACGGTAAGTGCCATGCAGCCGGAGTATCTGGTTCTGCTCCTTGGCTGGCACATCGTCAAAAAACCTTTTCTTAATCCAGTGGCTGTCGGAGACCGGATTGAATGTAAGGAAGAATCGCTTTGGCTGCTCTGACTTACCCCTGAGTCGCAGAGTGATCTGAGTGAAGTCCTCCAGACTTAGTTCAGTGGCTTCCTCAATCCAGATGTACTTTGCCTGGGAGAGTGACTTCAGCTTTTCAGGATCATCACAGCCAAGGAAGACAATCTTATTGCTGCCGGATTGCAGCTCAAGGTATCCGGTTTTAGCCTTAACGAGCTTCTCAAATCCCCACTGGCTAATCTTGTTCCTGAAGTCAGCAAAGACTGAGTTGCGGAGAGTGCTGGCTACCTTTCTGATGACAAAGTAAGTCTGGAACTGGTTGGCCTTATGGTTGCATATCTCAGCCAGCAGAAGCTGAATCATGGTCTGGCTCTTGCCTGATCCTGCCCCACCCCAGAGGATGTTGTAGGTCTTAGGCTCAACCAGAGCAGGCAGATACTTCTGACTCCATAGGTCAGCAGATGACAAGTCAATTATTGCCATCAGTCTGCCTGATCCTCCTTGCGTAGAACTTTAGGCACAATGACCTCATGCATCTGCACGGTCATCTGTTCTTGGTTCATCAGGCCAAGGTCTCTGGCTATGATATTGTGATTAAAGAAGCCAGAAGAAGCACCTTCGAACTTCTGCAATCGGATGGCTTCCTCTATGCGTGTAAAGACCTTATTGAAGTCTTCTGATTTGTTTCTATAAACAGCTAAGGTTGCCCAGCAGCTAAAGCCACAAGCAAGCGCAAAGCCATCCTTTGTCAGCACTCTTTTCTTTGGGATTTCAACCCTCATTGCATCCTTGCCTCTGAAGTCCACCTCAATGAGTGGATTCTCCTCAGCCCACTGAACATATTGTTCAAAGTTGGTCAGGATTTCATCTGGTGATTTGAATTTGCCATCAAGACCATGCTTGAGGCGAAGTTGCCAACAATTGTTTCCTTTCGGTGCTGCCATAAATTGTACCGGGATTGCTCCCCTGGTTAGGTGATAAATTATTTTTTCTTAGCTGCCTTTTTAGCCTTCTTAGCCACAGATAGCGCAATGGCTACTGCCTGCTTCTGAGGCTTGCCTCGCTTCATTTCGGTCTTTATGTTGCTGCTCACGGTCTTAGCAGAATATCCTTTCTTGAGTGGCATAGTCTTAAAATTGTTTCCGCAAAGATAGGTATTTCACAATCGCCTCATACATGTCCTTTTGGTTCTGCCAGCGTTTCATGTGTCCTTCATGGCCTCCTTTGGACAGTTTGACTTCCAGATGCCTGATTTTGCGAGTGAGAAATTCAAGGCAGTCCTGATACTTAAATTCGTTTGGAATAGATTGATACATAAGATCGTTTTGGTATGTTACATTAGTTTGCCATAGGTCTGGCAGTTGACTTAGATTAATTTCAGAAAGGTACATCATCAAATGGAAATGTGTCTTGAAAGTTTGGTGCAATTACTTGTGGACTTGGCAAGTAAGCACGAAGATTTAAGTCTCCCAATATTTTTTCCATTGGATCATGTCCGTTAAATAAAAATCTTCGTTTTGTGTATTTGTATTCAAATTGAATAAACCCTCGTTTACCCACTTCCTTACGCTTAATTTTTTTTGCATGCAGTTCGCAGGTAGGGTCTTGTGGAAGGGAGTAAAAAAGCGGTCTATGGTAAATTAGAATGTTCCACATCTTATTGTTCCACATTGCTCCTCCGGCTAAATCATAGACATCAGGACATGGATAATTGTCTCCATTTGTTTTTTTACCTCCTCCCTTTGGATGACTTAGGATAAAAAAGTAAACATTATTCTGAGCAGCAAATCTGGCAAAGTCTCCAAGAACTATGCTAAGATATTGGTCATCACGCCCTCCAGCACGGCTAATGTCATTATCCATTTGGTTGAATGGGTCAATTATGCATCCATCAACTTTTTCTTTGATAATTAGTTCTAGGAATCGCTGCTTAATGTATGCTGGAGTAGGACTTTCAGTTTCTGGATAGATATAAAAAAAGTGGTCACTTACCCATCTAAATGCTCTTTCATAATTTGCCTTATTAGGAGCAAAATGATTTTTCGGATTACACTCTAATCCAAGTAAAATTTCTACCAGGTCATGATAAAATAACTCAGCAGGATTGTCTTCTGGAGGAAATATGGCAAACTTTCTTCCATAGATAGCAGCATGACATAACATCATGTATTTCATAATGCTTGACTTTCCATGATTACCATGACCGGAAAGCAAGGTTATTTCACCTCTTCTAAACTTAAACATATCATCGAGCATTGGAATGCCTATACCTTCAATATAGGGTAATCCATTTTCAAGAAGGTCAAGCGCACGATCAATTACTGAAGCACCATAAACTACATCCTTTGCTGGCTGAGTAGTATCAAAAAGCTCGGCTGGTGGAGCAACATCAATCTCCATCAGAGTTTTTGTGTCCACTACTTTGCCTGAATTAAATTCGGCAGTTCCAAATTGATTTTGCCAGAATCGGTAAGCATTGGCTATGGTCTGCTCACATTCCTTTCTGCTGAAGGATGTATCATTAGCCAGGAATTGATTATCGCAAAAGGCGAGACAGTCATATTGATCAATGCCGAATCTACAACAAGCTCCTGCAAAACATAGGATAAAGTGATTCCTCTGTCCATCTTGAAAGTATTGGTTTTTGCTTGCTGTCCATTTTAATATACGAGGTATAAGCTCAACCTTACTTTCGTAGGTGGGCATTTCCATGCGCTCGTGTTTAATGTAGTATTGAAATGGCTTAGCCTCTCGATTTATGTATAAGTCAGGGTCATAGCTTTCAAAGCATCCTCTGGCAATGTCTTTGTTTGCTTTATCAGCCTGGCAGTAGTCAATTGTCAATCCATTAAAGTAGTCAAGAAGTGCCTCATATTGCTCTTTGTACTTTTCTGCATCAGCTATCCTGATAAGTGCTTTCAGACCTCCTCTTGGAGATACCCAGCAGGCATAGGTATATGGCTCTGAAATAATAATAGTTTGAAGGTCACGCAGATTTTCTGGTTGCACATCATCCCAATCCATTATGGCTAATCCTGATGCCTTCTTAAAGGCTACTGCTGCTCTCCTGGTAAATTGACCAGAGAAACAAATTAGAGGCAACTTGTTTAGCTTAAAATCCTTTTGCTGTTCAGGATCAGTAATTGACCTCAACTGCTCAATAAGTTCTTTTGAAGCTCCATTCTTAATGCGCTCAAGAACCATATCTACTGGAAAAAACTTAGGATCATTAACTGTCCTAAAATTGTCAAAATAGGTAACTGTCATCATAAATGTTATTGGTTAGATGTTGCAAGAATAGCTTTTTGCTCGGAGACAAAATTTTCAAAATTCCAGTCAGTGGGGAGGTATCTTGTGTCCTCTGGAGGCATAGGCTTTTTCCCATTTAAAAGCATCCACCGAACATACTCCACATAATTGCTGTGGTTGCCCTGGTCAAGCATTGCATAGTCAATTATTTCTTTCGGTGGATGCCCATTTAGTAGAGGTTCATAGTATAGTTTTGACTTGGGATCAAAAAGACATGTTCCATTGCCTTTGCCATAGTTTACTATTTGCGAGGGATCGACCGGCAGCTGGCTATTACCTCTGTTTGCATTCGTAGGTTGTTGTCTTAACTCAAATAAACCTTGCCACTGATTTGCTATTGACTGTTCAACTATTGCCTCTGCTTTCTGATAGTCTCCTCCTGATAGCTCATTTAATTTTTTAGAAACAATATCAAGACTGCTTTGAGACTTGTATGAGTTTTTTATTGACTTTTTATAGTCAACCCATTTTTGAATTATGTCACTTAAATTTCCATACTTAGAAAAATCAAATCTCTCTTTCTTTTGTTCTTTAGTTCCTTTATTCTTTAGTTCTATTGTTGTATCAGATAGATTGTCATTTAGATTGTCAGGTAGAGAATCAGATAGAATATCAGATAGAGTGTCATTTTTTGACAGTCTAACATAGGAGCATTCCTTATATCTATTGCATGCTTTTGATACCTCCTCAATAAAACCGAATGCAATTAAATCTTGATAAATTTTTTTGTAAGTGTTATGGCTTCCTATGCCTAACACTTCCATTGTGAGTATTCTTGGGCAGCTAAATACTTGCTTTTGACCAAATCTATTCCAGCGATCAAGAAGGTAAAAATAAAACTCAGAATGAGCTGCTGTTACTTTATGGCTGTTTTCAAATCTGAATGAAAACCATTGCCTGGTTAATTGATAGCCATTCATACCAAACGCAGCAAAACATCCTTAAATAATTTTAGTGCATCGTGAGCTGACATTGATTTTAGTTCTTCTGCCATCTCCTGGTTAACTACTCGGTAAGCAATTAAAATTTCACGCTCACGGAGATCAAGACGCTCTGGTCTTGAAAGGACTTTCTTATAGTCCTCATTTGCCATAATTTTTTTCATAACAACAAAAACCCCATCCGGCTTTCCCTGCTGACACCAGCCGAAACATAGGCTGACAGGTACTGACCGAATGGGGCTTTAATATTTTTCATAATGCTTCTACTAAACCCGGGTGTCAATCGGGGGCTTTCGCCAGTGCAAATATAATTAGTTTCTTACTGCCCAAAAAAATAAAACTGTCATTCCGATGCTGAAGATGCCAAGTATGATGGCAATGGTCATCCAGCGGTGGTGATGGTAGCGAGCCTCACAGAAGGCATTGTCCATCTTTGTGTGCTGCGCTCTCCAGAACTCAAGTGTTCCTTCCAGCTCCTTGACTTCCTCACGCAGATCAGCAGCCTGCTCTTTGTGGTAGTCTCTGCTGCGCCTGTGATTGTCAGAATGCCTCCTGCACTCATCCAGTTTCTTTTGTAATTCAGTTAGTTCTTCCATGACTTAAATGTTTTAGTAAAGATTTTTTTGCAAATAAATTACAAACAAATTGACTCTACCAAATTTTTAAATGAAAACCATCAAAGAATTTTTAAACCACCAGAGGCTGGCAGCTTTGCGTAGCTGATTGGTTAAGGTGTTGTCAAGGTAAAAGCCTCGCTCCTGCATCTGCTGCATGATATAGTCATTGCTCCGGCAATTGACATGCCCATCACCATCCTGACCAGGCACTGCCCAGCTAAGAATAATAAGTGAGCCTTCATCTCCGCTGGAGTGGATAATCAGATTGTCCAGGAATGATTGCTCAAACTCTGCCGGGATGTGTTCGCCTACTTCAAGACTCATTACACACTTAAACTTTTTGCCAAGATCAAAACGCTGGCTCAAGTCCTTGACCTTCCCAATGCCTCCGGTGAGCTGCTCGGTGTATGGATTGCCATCATAAGCCTCCACTACCAGACGATGCCTGTTAAAGAATCGTGCATACTCACCAGTGCCACATCCGAAGTCAACCAGGGTATCACATTTGCGAGCCTTCAGAATCTTTAGAATTGCTCCTGCCAGCCTGCTATCATGGGCATGGCCTTCCTTAGTCGGATTCTCCCAGAATCCCTTGTCATTTATTCTCATAATAAAAATCAATCATTTCAATAACTTCATCCAATGACCAGGAGACGCACACCATCCAATTGGCAGCAACTAACTTGTCAAATATTGACAACTGATGCTCCGAAGGTTTATTATAGCCTACCTTCAGCTCAATAGCCATGCCGGAGTATCCTTTGCGCTGATCCAGAATAAGACAGTCAGGAATGCCTGCCTTTACTCCCATTGCTTTCAGCTTGCTTGCTTCTATGGCATTCCGGCTGCCTCCGTTTGGGCAATGAAACCAGAATGCGCCTATGGTGTCCAGGTATCTGGCAACTGCCTTCTGGAAATTGTCCTCTGTGCCAACATACTTTTTGAAGCCCGGAGTAGGCTTAATGATCTCCGGCAATTGCATTTCAAATATTATTCCTGCCAAAATATTTTTGCACTTATTTTTGCAAACCTAAATCAAAACAATGGAATTACTTAAAATATCAGACTTCTGCCGGAAGTATAAGCTACCACAGCACCGATTCAGCCGATACAAGCGTTTATTCCACACTCAGAAAGTGGATGGCTACTATTATCCCTGGGTGAAGGTGGATGAGTGGAATCTGGCAATGGTTGCGGACATATTGAAGCATTCCGGCACTCGTAAGTGCAAGGACAGGCTAACTCTGGAGGACTTCTGCAAGAGGCACAATTTGACTACTGAACACTTTAATAAGGTCTGTCACCGAATGCAACTGGACAATCACAATGGGCAAATGATGGTAGCAGACACAAAGCAAAATGTGCTTCTGCTGCGTGATGGAAGGCTTATTCGGACTTATGTGAAAAAAAAGTAAAAATATTTTTGCAGATATTTTGCAATTGTCAGAAGTAGCCTTACCTTTGTCTCAACATTTACCAATAACAATTACAGAGATGACAATAGCAGAAATTTATGACCTGGTTCAAGACCTCCGGTCGCACATCACATTCATTCAGAATCAAATTGAGAATGAAAGTTTAGTAGTAAAGGAAGGAACTATTGATGCCTACCTATGGGATGCCCAGCAAGCACTTAGCAGCATCATTTCAATGATTGAACCTAATCCGTATAAGTAATCATGTTAGAACACCCTCAAATGCCCCTAAAGGATCAGCTTATCCTTTTTGCAAAACTCTTCGCAGTGTGGATACTCTGCGCCATCGTTTACGCACTCTAATTTTTGTTTTACTTAATATAATCTAAGCCAATGGCAATTATCGCTAAAAGCACCGGAGAAAGCACTCAGAGAGAGCTTATCCCAGCTGGCACTTATGTAGCCAGATGTTACTCAGTTATTCACCTTGGACATGTCACGCAGAAGTACATGGGCGAGGAGAAGGTGGTAGACCTGGTCAGGTTTACTTGGGAACTTCCCACCGAACTAAGATGCTTCAATCAGGACAAGGGCATGCAGCCTTGTGCAATCAGCAGGGAGATGACCTTTAGCCTGAATGAGAAGTCAAACCTCAGAGCAATGCTTAATGCATGGAGAGGCAAGGCACTCACCGAAGAGGAGGCTAAGGCATTTGACCTTGCCAAGCTCATAGGCGCACCGTGCATGATTAACCTAATCCATCAGCCATCCAAGGCTAACCCAGAGAAGGTCTATGAGCGCATTGCTGCTGTGATGCCAATGATGAAGGGTATGACCTGCCCACCACAGCATAACCCAAGCATGGAGTTTTCTGTGCTGGAATTTGACCGCAAAAAGTTTGAGACTTTGCCATCCTTCCTTCAGGAAATGATCACCGGCAGCACCGAATACCAGGCAATGATGAAAGTACCAGTTGCTCCTGCTCCGGCAGTGGCAACTCCTACTCCGGCACAGCAGCAGGAGATGCTATATGCACAGCACCAGGCACAGGTAGCTGCTCAGGTTGAGGACTTCACTGAAGATTTACCATTCTAAGTCATGGCTACACTCTGGCAACTAACACAAGACGAACTCTCC